CACGACCATTTCGGTTTTTCATGTCTGCCTGCATAAAGATTCCACGAATCTTCATCTCTTTACCACCACCTTCTTTCTCTTCGGTGATGTATTCTACGTCTTGTATATGTTCAGCAATAAGTTTCATTTCAATTCCCCTTTAAGGTTGACTACCAACTGCTGTGCAACTCATTGCACCAGAACATGCAATAGTATCACTTGGTTTTTTATCTACAAAAATAACTTGGTTTTGAATCAATACCACTGTTCCAGCATATGTCTTTGTGGCCGTAATCGTATGGTTTTCTGATGGGCCATCGGTTAAAGTTAATACTACGTTATTTTCTGCATTTACGAGTGAAGTTGCAAGACTAACTGTGTTTGCATCTACTACCTTTACGAAATACGTTTGATCGTCTACTAATTCAGCAATCTTAGTTCCACCACCATCAGAATAAATAACTTCATCCCCTGTAGTAAAACCATGACTTGAAACTGTAATTGCAGCGGCAGCAACATGAGAAGCTGCGTCAAATGTACCAACTGGAGCGGCAATAGTAACTGTTCCAGCGTTAGTAGCATTAATCCTAATTCTTGTTGCTCTACTTAATGTAGTTGCTGATGTAACAGCGGTTGCACTTCCTTTTAAAATCATCTTTACATTCCCTAAATTGTAAGCATTTCGTTTTCGAAGTAATCCATAAGTGCCTTAGTAGGTACTTTAAACTTCTTAGAAACACTATTTATTGTTTTATCAAAGGTATTTAGGAAATCTGTAGGTTTAGAATCCATTTCTTTGAAAATAGCGTCAATAGCCTTCCTCATCTGCGGAGATAATTTCTTATACTCCTTAGATGATTTGTGCTCGTCTTTCTCTGGTAAGTCCTGTTGGAACTGTGAAAGAGTCTTACTCACTATCTTCTTCTACCTCAGGCAAGTGATGTGTTACAAAAGTTTGAGCAACATCTACACGTTTTGTTTCTAGTGCATCTCCAACCTTCGCTGCGAGGGCACTGTTAAAGTGAGTCTCTGCTGACAAGTTATCACCTGTCGCAATAGAGTTCACAAAATCTTTTACATTATCCATCTATTTATACTCCTATTATATATCATCTTCAGTTGAGGGTTCATCTTCTAATGGTTCCTCATCTTTGATTTGTTTTTCAACGTCACTAATTTCCTCATCAGTCATACGAAGAATCTTCTTCTTAACGTATTCTTGAGAGAAATATGTTCCTACATAAGATTCGATCTGTCCAAGCATGTCGAGTCTTTCTCTAAGAATCTCTGCGTTTTTAAGTTCTGTAAAGTGTCCGTCTTGTAAAAAGTCGAACTGAATGTGTTCTTTAAAGTAATCCCACTCTTCGACTGCAATAATACCCTTGAGTAGTAATTGTGTCTTGAGCATGTCTGCAAAAAGAATTGAGAACTTCTTACGAAGTCTTCCAACAAACTTAGTAAATTTAAGTTCGTCACGAGTAATGTTATCAGAACGTCCAATCTGGAATCCTGACTCTTCTGCAAGTCTAGATACTGGAACATTCAATGAACGATAAAGTTTCTTCTGGAAGTATGTGATATCATCAATCTCACCAAGGTTTGAACCGCCTGGCAAAGTTGTAATCTCTGTACCTCTACCACCTTCTCTACGAGGGAGCCAGAAGTCTTCTAGCATTGACATGTGGTTTCTATCATCTCTGATTTCACCAGTTCGTGCATCGTAAACCATCTTGTTTCGATAACGATTCATCACATCTTTCAGATATGATTCTGCTTTCATCTTTGGTAGATTACCAACGTCAATATAAAAAATACGTCTTTCAGGCGCACGAGAAATACGATAGATAACTAAAGAGTCCTCAATCATACGCAACTGATTGACAGGTTTAATTGCTTTGTTTAGGTGTGAGAGAACTGAACCCTTCTGCATATCCACTAGTCCAGATGGAGCATAAGTGATAGAATCTTCTGTAATCTTTACACCAGAACTAGCACCAGTAGATGAGTCCCATCCAGCTTGATTGAACATATAAAATGATTCGGAGCCTGTTACGACTTCCATACCAGTTTTTGTGTCTCTCTTCCTTTGGGATTCTCGTACCTTCTTAATCTTACGAGGGTCGATGTATCGAACTTCCTTTAATCCCTTACGAGGATTTGAGGGGTCGATAATCTTATGATAGTATAATCTACCATCAACATACCAACGTCTAAAGATATCATGTCCCTTAGCATTAAAATCTAATAAGTGAAGAATATCATGGAATTCCTCACGAATTTTGTCTTTAATCTTTGGGGATACTTCTAAACGATCTAAAGAGATGGATACTGACATATCCCTCTCATCAGAAACGATTGCTTCATTTGTAATATCTTCGATTGCACTATCACACTCTGGTTGTTGTGCAATATCCCGATATCGTTTTATTAAGTCAAGTTCACTTTTGTCACGCCCGTCCATATCAAGGACGGAGGCATAGTGCCCTCCGCCTGATATTACGTCAAGAGTGCCATCGTCAGAAGCGGGGGCAGTGAATCCGTCACTGCCTCCACCCTGATCTTTTCTTGTGATTTTGAAACCAAAAAGTTCCGCCATACTATAATTCTCCTAATTTTACCCTACTATTTAGTAGGTTTAAAAAGAAGGATTATACTTCTGATGCAGAGAAGTCTGTATATCTCCACGTTACATCAAAAGTTTCTACTTCACTTACAGTATCAAAGTTCAAGTCGATGGCGCCAATTGCAGTCGGCCAACAGTTCTTCAGAGTATAACTCTTCAGTGTGTTGTCATCCCTATCTAGTTGTTTTACTAATAGTTGTGAGTAGTAGTTAGCTGGATTAGTAGTTCCTTGACTTGTTTCCAAATCATTGATTCCACTCATCCATCTTTCCATAGCGTTTCTAACCAAGAAACCAGTATCATTAATGATAGTAGTTGTCCAAGTTTCGAACTCCCTGTCGCCAGCAAGATACAGTGTTCTACCCCTAAAAGGGACAGCAACTTCTGTAATTGTTTGGCCTGGCAGACTTGCAGCCTTAATCATAAAGGTCATAGCAGAATCTATACCAACACCGCCAATAGCTGGGTTAGCAAGAATTACTTCGAACTGGTTAGCACGAGCGCCACCGCCCGCAATGTTCGCTTTAAATTGATTTATATTTGCAGTTGTTACAGTAGCCATATTATCCTCCTACCTCACTAAATGATACGCCTGTTCTTACGGCGATAAAACTTAGTGTAATAAAGTTAATCGAGCGAGCAGGTTTGATGTAGATATCTGCAACAAACTCATTTCTATCAATTACTTCACCTGTGTTATTTCTTTCATCACAAACTACTGAAAAGTCTGTAATACCCCTACGTCCTTGGACATCTCTCAAGAAAGGTTCAACCATGTTTCTGAATTGAGCCTGTGTGAAGTCATCGTTGAATTCAAACAACTGGTATTTAGCAGCAGTAGCGATTGCTTTTTCAAGAACAAGGAACAATCTACGGACGTTAATCCTGTCGAATGCACTTGGGCGTGATAGAGCAGTTTTATCACCAAAGAGAACTGTACCTTGGCCTGGGAATGTAACACAAGGGTTAATTCGGGCAGGATATAGGATATCTCTTTGCGGCTTAGTTGGATTGAATGCAAGTTTAACAGCACCACGAATCTGTCCTCTGTTGTATCCACTTGGTGAGAACCAAGGATCAGCAACACTGTCAGTGTTCGCACATAAACCAGCGATATCACCATTTAATGGGACATAACGGTATACGTCTGAGTACTTGTCGTACATATACTTGTATCCAGAATCGAATACTGCATATGAAGAACTAGCAAGTCCGTCAAAGAATGTCTTGACGTTATTAGTCTGAGTAGCACCATTGGTGATACCCACAACATCTGCCCTACGAGGGGAGATGAATGCAACCATATCTTTTCTTGACTCAGCAAGGTCGATAATTGCAACTGCGTGTGCAGTTCCGTCTGTACCAGCGGGTGATGTACCAGCCATGATTAAGTTAACGTCAACTGTTTCAGTATCAGCAAACAAATCATATGCAGCAGTTAATTCACCTACAGAAGTACTATTATCGTCTTGTCCAACTGACAAAGTATCAGTTAGAGGAAGGTGTGCAGCATCGAATACTTTATCAGTACCAGCAGATGTGAGGTTAGTACCCCAATCAGCAGCACCAGAAGCAGGATGATCCATCCACCAAACATGACTAGAAGCACGATTTAGTACGGTTGGGTAATATGCAGTTCCACCTTGAGGTGTTTTTGCATTTGGGTGTTTTGACAAGAATGCGTGTGTTTCAATAACAGCGTTTCCTCTGTTACCAGCAACATCAATGTCGTAACCAGTGATTTCACCAGTTGTGTCATACACTACGAGGTGAAGTTCGTCTTCAGCAGTAGACATACCTTGTCCTGTTGCCCAAGCAGATGTGCCTGGAGCAGAATCAAACAAGTCATAGAATCTCCAACGTCTGCGAACAGTAGTTGCAGCAGCTAGTGCAGATTTTAATCCGCCACCGTTTGGATTGTCTAGTTGTCTAATAGTTAAGGTATCAGTTGCAATTCCAGTAACTTCATACTGTGAACCGTCTGCTTCTGAGAAGTGAACAATGTCACCTACAGCGAATGCAGAACCACCGTCACCAGCAGATCCAGCTGGATCTACAGCAACAGTTGTTGCACCAACAGCAGGAGTGCCAGTTGTTACACCAAGTGTACCAGCGTTTCCTGTGAATGTCTGTTCATATGCTTCAGCAGAACCACATGTTGCAACACCGATTGAGTTACCCCAAGCGCCAGGATATTTCGAGGCGAATGAACCAACGGAACCAGAACCGTCTGCGTAGTTGTCTTCGTAGAATTGATCGTTTGTGATTTTCAGTCCTAGTTTAACAATTGTATTACCAGAACCAGATGCCGGAGCAGTGGTGAATGTAATAGTTGTTGAACCATCAACTGTGAACCCTGTTGTTTTGACGCCAGCAATAGTTACTTCTAATAGGTCAGCATCTGATACAGCGTTTGACATTGTGAATGCCACTGTAGATGCGTCACCAGTAAAGGTTCCGATTGTTGCGCCGCCATTTGCTACGGCGTTACGGGCTCCGTTGTTCGCACGAACAACACGAAGTGCGTTACCATAGTCTAGAAAGTTAGCGGCGGTGAACCATGTCTCAAAGTTACTTGAGTTCGGTTTACCGAAGGTCTGTACTAGTTCCTTCTCACTTCCAATTGGAATGATTTGATCCATTGGGCCTCTTTCGAAACCTCCAGCCAAACCACCAATTGAAGTTGCAAGAGCAGGAACAACATTAGTCAGATCAACCTCTTTTACGAGTACGCCAGGTGATACTTGAAATGCCATCTCTTTATTCTCCTTTGTGGATTATCAATAATTTAGTTATTTTCAAACTTACAATGATATTTATAAAAAACAAAGTCTTCACTTTTAATTTTTATAGGTTATACGGCACATAAATAAGCTTATGTCGGAACACTATCAGAAATACAAAGATACCATTAAAAGGGTATCACAAAGAAATTACAGGGCACGCAAGATATGGGTTAATGAATATCTTGGCGAAAAGTCCTGTCATCACTGTGGTGAATCTGAAACCGCTTGTCTCCAGTTCTATCCTCACGAAAAGGATATTCGTAAACTAACTAAAAGGAAGGGTTTAAACGAACAGTCTAGAGAAGAGGTTATTAATCTAATCAACGAATCTAGAGTTGTCTGTTCAAACTGTTACTTAAAACTAGTAAACGACATTATTGATATTATGTAGGGTTTCCGTAATCTCTACCAATCAGAATCGTAAGTACGAACCACTGGACTCCATCTTTGTCCGTATTCATCTATAATGGTTTCCCCATAAGGAGACTGTACACCATCGTCCAAGAATCCAAATGGAGCCATGTCCTGTTCTAGTTGATTCTGTTGTTCTGAATACATCCTAGCACGAATATCATCGTCTGTTAACTCTTTGAAATATGTCTGTTGTATCATCCATCCGAATAACACACAACACATCGCCAAGTCATCTGAGTGTCCATCTTCTGCTTCATAGGATTGTCCTTTAAGTATGAAGGTAGATAACTCTTTAATTAGTTCGTAGTCATTGATAATTAACTTATCTGATTCAATGACTTGTTTAATATTGGAACAACCCGTCCTTTTAACTGCCTTGGTTGTTCGTACACCCAACTGCGCTTTACCACCTGAGAAGCCACCACCAAGCACCTGTCCCGCTCGACCTCGCATGCTTGCCATTATAAGGTTCTCATACTCCAAGTCAAACTGTAGAGCAGTTGCAACCTGTTCACCAATATCATTTACTTCAACTAAGACGTATGCATTGTTATATGCTTTGGCAACATCACTAATAACATTGGGATATAGTAGCGGTTTAATCTCGTTGTTACGATACTTTGCAGCAATCTTATAGGGTACTGTCGAGACATCAAATACAATAAATGCAGAATAGTCGTTCTTTGTACCTCTGGCAACGTCTGCAATAAGAACATAGGTTGCATTAGGTTCTGGACGTTCATGCATATCCAATCCAGCATTTGACGTAATAGGATTATGGAATGCCATCGTCTTAATCTTAGCAGGGTGAATAAGGGTATTTGCAGAACCCAAGAACTCACATTCAAACTCTCGTTGAAATTGTTCTAATGAGGTGTTCGCAATTGTCTCTTCACGCCACTTCTCATCTCTATTAGGTATTTGACTCCAGTGAACATCTATGATGTTATAAGAGTTTCTTTTGTTCTCTGCATCAGTCCACAACTTGTAGAACATGTTCATACCATTGGGAGTTGATACGATAACAACTTTAGTAGACGTACCAGATGATATTGTAGGGTATACAGAACTAAAGAAGTCCTCTGCTACGTTCTGTGGAACGAATGCAAACTCATCTAGGAACAACATGTTATATGAACCACCACGAACCGCACTAGAGGATGTGGATGAGGCAACAACACGAGAGCCGTTCTCTAAGTCCACAGAACCCTTGTTCCAAGACACAACTCCTTGTTGTAACCACTTAGGTAGGTTCTCGTATGCAAGTTGCAAACGCCCAAGAATGTCTCGTGCAGTTGCCGCCTTGTTGGCGAGGATTGCAACATTCATATTAGGGTTGAATAGGATGTAGTGTAGTACATAGGAGACAAGTGTGGTAGATTTACCAGACTGTCGTGGCAACTTACAGATAGTAAATCTGTTGTCGTGTATTGTATTTACAATGTCTTCTTGGAAGTCATACAGTTCAAAGGGAACGAGTCCATGATCTAGAGATACAATCTTAATGTAGCTCTTGATAAAGTATATAGGGTCTTCCATACACTTCTGATACTCAAGAATCTGATCCTTTTCCCAATTAACAGGAACATTCGATTTCTTTAGTAGGGGGTTTCCAAGATAGTGTTCGAAGTCAGTCATAATGTAGTCTTATCTATTTGTATACTATTCAAGAAATGTCTTGACAGAGCAAAACATCCTTGTTATAATAGGTATGTACCTTTAGAAAGAATAGTTTTAACTAATCAATCTTTAGACTATTTAGTCTGCAGCTGCAATGGTTTATTCATCAGAGGCCTCTGGTGTGTTGCCTTCAGCAACCCATTCAAGATATTCTTGATAATCTGTGTTGGCAGGGTCGAATGGAATAGATATACCATCTGTCAATCTATTCACAACAGAAACTATACCAGTACATTCGTCTTGTTGTAGTTTATACATTTTTTTTATCCTTATAGTTCAGCAGATAAAATCATTGAACTGCCAGTTGAAGTGAAATAAAATTGAGCACCACGGCCAATCGTCATACCACTAGTCGCAACTTTTAAATTTACACAAGTATTAGTAATGCTGTCACCAATTGTAATTGCTGTTGAAGCATATGCTGCGTTGTTATCGTTTACAGAACCTGCTGAGCATGATGTTAATGTGGGGGCAGCACGCATGGTTACTGGTAGTGGAACTACTAGATTAAATAATGTTGTTAACCCACAAAAACCAAAACCTAGTCTATCACCAGAACCACCATATTGTGCATAACAATATCTTTGACAAGCCGCAAGTTCTTCAGCGTGTGTTTTATGTTCGAAATCTGTAGCAACTGAGCCAACTTCCAGTTGAAGTCCAGTGATTTGCCATGTGTTATTAACTGTAGCATGGACATTAGTTTGTCCAACAGCACGATTTGCTTGATTCAATGCTCCCCACGAAGTTTGTAGAGTTCCACCAGTTCGCCCTGCTCCTCCACCAAGCCACCAAGCGATGTGAAAAGAATTGTTGTTATCGTTATCTAGTGTTCCAACAGTATCACCTTCAAAGGTAATTGTTTTATATTCCCAAGTGTTTGCTGCGTCAATTGTATAAGACTTGCTAATATGTCTGTTACTATTATCGTTGTCCATAAGTTCAACAACAAAAGTTCCAATTACAGAGGATTTAACCCAAAATGATGCAGTTAAAGATTTTGCATCAGATGTTCCTTTTTTCAGTCCTTGCAAATCCTGTCCTTCAACTTTATAATACAAATTATATTCGGCAGTGGAATGAAGAGAGGTATCAGCAGTTGTAACTTGAAGTTTATATGAACTACCAAATCCGTCTGGAGTATCAGTAGATTTTGATATTGTTGATTCACCACTAGCATTGGAATTGTTGTAGCTCTGAAACCTATCAGTATGGTATGCACCTGCTGCAACCCCTGTAAAGGATGTGCCTCTTTGCCATACATTCATAGCACCATTGATAATCAGATTGCGTCCTCTTACTGTATTACTATCAGGAGTAACACCGTTTACTGTTGCAGTATTACCGCCAGAGGCATCAACGATTGCGTTTGTTTGAATTGTACTCATTATGGTTTCTCCGGCCAAGTTACATCATCCAGTGATGTTGCACTATCTGTTATATCTCTGAGTGCAGCCCTGTATGTTTTCATAGCAGCAGGGATGTTTGTTCCCAACTCTTTGTGCATAGTGACAACCCAATCTGTTTCTGCGAGTTTAGCGTTTCTTTCTGCACGAACTTCTGCGAGAGGATGTGATGCTTCTAATTCTGAAAGTTTTTCTGTAATTTCCGATTCTGTAGGTTGAGTTTGATTTTCATCTAACCAAATTACCTCATCACCGTTAAGTTTCCAAGCAGCGCCTGGACGAAGTGATATTAGGGCTTCGCCTTTTGTAATCATGATGATTTCTCCCATACAATTATTCTAGAAATAGCAGAATGTCTGGCAATCGTACAACTAGCATTGGATGGTGTAGTTATTGTAAGACTGGCATAATGAACACTTGTGCTAGTCGTTGTAAATTCCCCAGAAATCATTGTTGAAGTTACTGTATTATCAGCGCCGGAGCCTATTCCTCCCATTGCATTTAAAGTTATAAGTTTTGTATTTGATGCTGGTGTTGCACTTGTTCCAATATATCCATCACAAGTAATTCTTCTATTAGTTGCTGAAATTGTTATACTTGGTATAGTAACCATAAAGAAAATTTTATTCCCAATTGCACTTGGAGTTATTTGTGTGTTGTATATAGCAGTTACAGTGCCTTGTGCAAGAGTTTGTTCATTAGCATGATAATGGACAACTTGAACAATAGAACCAGTTGGTAGTGAACCAATCATTGTTCCAGTAACAGTTCCAGTGTCACCTGTTGTAACAAGATTGCCTGCAACATCTGGGATGTTCAGAGTTCTATCTGTATTCGTATTAGGAGTAGCGATGGTAATGCTACCAGTTCCACTCGAATTTGGTTGTAGGACAATGTTACTCATTTATATTTTTTCCTATTTTCTTTATACTATTTAGTCTGCATCGGCAATGGTTAAATCGCCTGCTTCTACTTGGCGCATGATTTCAATATAGTCACTATTGTCTGAATCTAGAGGAATTGATAATTCTTCTCCATCAAATGTCGCTTTAATTGATATATTAACACCATTTTTTGCATAGTAGTGTGCGTCTGTTATTGTAATCGTTTCTTCCATTTTTATAACTCCGAAGTTAATCTAGCCCACGCACCAGTTGTGGAATTTGCAAAAGAAAAATATACAATCTGCCCAGCAGTTAATACGGCGTTGTTGAGATCCATATTAACATACATGTATGGTGCTTTATTATACATTGTTCTAACATTAAAATTAACAGGAGAGTTGGTCTGCCCTCCATTATAGTTAAGACATACATGAGATCCATCTGATCTTGAGTATGTTGGTGTCGCTCTCATTGTTACAGGGGGTTGCCAAGTCGCTTGAGCGTCATCAGGATCTACAACCATGCCAGGGAATATCAAATCATAGGTGTTGTTAGTTGAATTCCATTGCATGAAATATCTTTGACAATCTGAAAGTTGCTCTTTATATGTTCGATGCTCGAATGGAGTAGCCGTGTCGCCAACTTCCAGTTGAAGTCCAGCAAACTGAATAAAATCATTTACATTATTAATATCTAAAGTACATCCATACCACCAATTGTCACCAGCTGCACCCCAAGCAGAACTTTGGTCTGCGACTTGATATCCAGCGCCTGCACCACCATAAAAAACAAAACCAAAACCAGTATTATGGTCATTCTTAATACCATTGCCGCCAGTATCACCAGCAACAGTAATTGTTTTATATTCCCAAGTATTAGTAGCATTTATTGTATATCTAGGGGCAATATGTCTACTACCAGAACTAGAATCTGTTGAAGAGAACAGAATAGATGCTGTTCCAGTTTTATTTGATCTAACCCAAAAAGATAAGGTCACTGATTTAGCACTAGATGTTCCATACTCTAGATGACAAATATCTTGTCCTTCAATTCTATAATCAATTGGACGGTGTGCCCATTTGGAATTAACCTCATCTCCAGCAGTTGTAATAGTTTCTTTTAGAGAATAAGAAAGTCCACTTCCAGCTGGAACCTCTGTGGTTCTTGCTCTTGTTACTTGATGGCCACCACTTTGATTCAGACTTCTACGAAATCTATCAGGCCCTTCAAAATAACCAGCGGCGCCCATCAGAGTAACACTATCTCCTTTTTGGGCTATTTTCATATCGCCATTGATTATGAGGTTTCTACGTCCAAGAGTTACTGAATTAGCAATCTTTGGGGTCGTAATTGCATCTGCGGCAATATCTACCGTTCCGATTGAACCATCTTGTACTTTGTCAATCCCTGTTGTTCCGTTAATTACTACAGCCATTACACTACCACCCATCGTGCGCCTGTAGGTACGGTAACTGATATCCCACTATTAATAGTGACTGTTCCAGCACTTACGGCATTTTTATTTGTTGAAATTGTATAGTTGGTTGTTACTGTCTGATCGTTTTCAATAAACACTTGGTCTGAACCACCACCAGTAGCACCACCACCAACCGCACCCCAAGCACTATTTGAATAGCCTTCGAACTGGTTTAGTGTAGTGTTGAATCTGAACTTACCATCAGCAGCTGTACCACGTTGTGCAGTTGATCCTTTTGGTAGAGTAATAGCATCTGTACCTGTTAATGATAGGTTTGGTGCAAGATCATCACTAGTGACTAAATCGTCAGCAATACTTCTTGTTGTTATTCTCGTTAAGGGCATATTATTCTTTTCCTTTTAACATCTTCTGTAATTCAGCGGTAGAACCAACAAACAGCGCATTCGTTACATTCTTCGGCGCCTGATTTGGCACTTCTTTTAATTTCTTCATCTTCGTCTGTAAATCACCAAGTTTCTCTGTGACATCTGCAACCTGTTTAATCAAGTTACCAGCAACTTCATATGCTCTTGGATGTTCACCTTCTTTTGCGAGGT